ACGTGCATAGATTTTGCATTTAAAAAGTTATCCACAGAAAACATTTTAAGCAACAACCCTTGTATTAGTAACATTTACCGTCTATCATTCAATTTGTAAGACAATGACACACACAACAAGAGGACGCAAGAACATGGATATCAAACACAAAATTACCGGTGAAACGCTTCATACTATCGAAGATGCCAACCTGCGGTATGCCAACCTGCGGTATGCCAACCTGCGAGATGCCGACCTGCGGTATGCCAACCTGCGGTATGCCAACCTGCGAGATGCCGACCTGCGAGATGCCAACCTGCGGTGTGCCGACCTGCGGTGTGCCGACCTGCGGTATGCCAACCTGCAAGATGCCGACCTGCAAGATGCCGACCTGTGGTGTGCCAACCTGCAAGATGCCAACCTGCAAGATGCCGACCTGCGAGATGCCGACCTGCGGTGTGCCGACCTGCGAGGTGCCAACCTGCAAGATGCCAACCTGCAAGATGCCAACCTGCGGTATGCCAACCTGCGGTATGCCAACCTGCAAGATGCCAACCTGCGAGGTGCCGACCTGCGAGGTGCCAACCTGGCCAACGCCTCATATGGTGAAGGTGTTCCACTAACTAAAGAACCTATACAGCTTCACGGGCTGCAGTACTTCATCCTTATAATGGACGAGCATATGAAAATAGGCTGTGAGTTGCACTCATTCAAAGAGTGGTCAGGCTTTGATAACAAGGAGATCCTTAAGATGGATGGTAAAGGTGCCCTTAATTTCTGGAGCACCCACCGCAGCACCCTCCTGGCCCTCACCACCACAAGGAGCTAACCAAATGAACCCTTTAAAAGCAGAACTTCAAAAAGTGTACCTAGATTGGGTGAATAACTGGCTCACCCGGGATCGTTTCGCCGAATACTATGGTCTCACTCTGGACCAAGCCCACCGAGTGATTGAGCTGGGGCGGGATATTCACGAAGGGCAGCTACCCAGGAAGGAGCTAACCAAATGAAACCCCAACGCCAACTGTCACACATCGTCGCAGCCGTAGCCGCCACAGGCCTCACAGCATGGATCAATGGCCCGGTTGTCTCTTTCTGGGTGCCTGCTACTACACTGCACACCGAGCGACTGGTCTCAGTCGTCACACTGTCCGACGCTTACCGGGTGTTGGGATTGACGGGGTAAATTATGAAAACAAATAAAGACATTACTGGTTCATGGTTCGGCCACGAAGAGATGACCATTCCAAAAGGGACAAGGGTTACTAATCTTGGTTGTGGTGAGCCGCTGGCATCCGGTCACTATTTCATTGATGATCTGTCATGGGTGCCGCGCCACGAGGACGGGCTAAAGCGGTACGGCTTCTTACACGATGCCGCCTATTATGGGATTCCTGTTACTGAAGAGGATGTTCAATCATGAAAAAGACTAAATCACATGCTTTTGATAAAGACTGCTATCTATTAGGCCGTGACAAGGATGGCGACCTGATATGGCTTGAGGCTGCAAGATGGGACTGTGGGTGGTACTGGGGCTTTGGCTACATCGAGGTATACACCCACCAAGCAGACCCGGCCAACTCCCGCGACACCTCTTCACACTCACATTGGAGCGGCCTCACGGGTAAACAGGAGGGCGGGAGGCATCTTCACCATATCAATGAAGCCCTTGACGAGACGGTTTTGACTGATGCCGAGTCATGGGAATTGTCCGACTTGATGAAAACCTTTTATACCCTGAAAGAGGCATCTGAGGTTTTTGGTCGTGGCGGGAGCCACCTAACCGACAAAGGTAACCACGAATTCCTGAAGGACGGTGACATGGTGAAAAAGATCAATGAAGTTATGCTGCCCCAATTGTTCGAGGCCGTCTATCAGATCCTATCCCCTGAGGTGAAGTCATGAGCGGAAACCTATATCAACTCAGATCGAGGACTCGGCTACGCCCCGGCTCACCCTACACGGTGAACGGTCCGTTTGACATGTTCGGCTATGTCATCAAGTCCGAACACAAGCCAGACGACAACAAGGCTGAACCGTATTTAAACCTAATCCGGGGCACCGGTAACACTGAGAGATACAACCATGGCTAGAGCTAAAATAGTCCACAGCACCGACGCATGCACCATCATATTCAAGGGTGACCCGTCCACCCCTGAGCCTTGTACTGGGGTGATTAAATTCCCCGGTGGTCATGTGGAGGTTACACGCACCACGGACGGCCAATACTGGGCACACATTGAGGTGACCAACCCAGCTAACACGGTAGATAGTCGGATCGATTACGACCACGCTACATGGGTCAAGACTGGCGGAAAGATCCCACCAATTCCAGAGGAGCAGGGAGTCAAACACATAGCTATACGAATAAACCAGTAACCATTCACCACAGCACCTTCCCAACGAGGGTGCTGGCGTGAGTGACACAACCAGAGGAGACAGGACAATGAACATATTTGTTAATGAGTTGATTAAGATTGCTGGAGTATCTGAGGCATATGCGGTTGCGGCATGGTATACGATGCCACACGCTACACGCAACCCCACCGCAGCCGCTCACGAATACAACCGGCGCTACTTCTAATGCTATACCGTTGCACAAGCCGCAACAAGTGCGGCAAGCGCAGAGCCCTACCGCGTCCTATTGAGCAGTATGTCCGCACCCCGGTGTGCAAGGCATGCGGTGGGGCACTCAAGGCCGACAAGGCGCAGACACGCCGTAACAGGGCCAACACATGCAAGTGTGACGGCTTACCCTACCCCCATCGACGTGCAAGCACTGTGTGGTGCTGTGAGCATCCGATAGGGCCGTTAGACTATGACTACAGAGAGAGGTATGGACGATGACCACATTTACCAAAGGGATAGACTTAACCCCGGACGATCAGCGCCACGTGTTGACATCCTACACCCACCGGTTCACTAAAGAACACCGGCCAAAATGGGCCACTAAAGAGTGGAAAGATGGGAAGCCATACCCGGTTCAATTTGAAGATGATCAAGACTGGCTGGCTAATACGTCATTCGCAACACGTAAAAACGGTCGTCTTGATCATCGGTTCAGCGAGTGCCACTCCATGCCCACATGGCCCGATAACCCCGAGTTAAGGAACTAACACTATGACACCACTCAAACTACCAAACGGTGAATACACAGAAGATCCCTTCTACGCTGCCACACAATGGAAGGAGGCCACACGCACGGTACAGGGAGTTCTACAGGACGCCACTGAGGCTATAAGGCTGCTCATCTGCGGCCATGACATCGGTTCCACCCGTGAGCTGCGCCAGCGGTGCCGTAAGGCGTTGGAGGTGGGTAGATGAGCGCCAAACCTAAACGCGAGATCATGAAGGAGAAGCGGCGACGCATGAAGGCCCAGGGTCTGGTCCCACTGCCACAGCTCTGGTGCACACCTGAGCTTGCTAAGTCCATACGGGAGCAGGTATGTCGGGAGCAGGAGTTTCTTGCTACATGCACGTCAGTGAATTATGAGCAGGCGGAGGGGAGACGGAAAAGGTTAAAGGATGGGGAACCATGTAGCCACCCCGGTTGCTTACACCATGTTACGCACCCGTGTGAAGGATGCGGGAGGATTGCAGGTAAATACTAACCCCGCATCACCCCTAACACCCGGTACGGCCCAGCCCTGCCGGGTTTCTCTATTCCTACATCCACCGCTGGGTCAACTCCCACCGGCATACTGAAGAGAAGCCCGCTCAGGAGCAGGTATGTCAGGATTTCCCTAATATCCGATTCGCCTTAGCCCTAATCCTCGCAGCCTGTGAGCTGGTGAGGTGGCCGGCAAAGCGCAAATATTTCTCTACCGTTTAAGGTAAGTACCCGGTTTTATCCTCTGTATCTGGCTCATAGAATACCCCAGTGATTTAGTTTGATTTCCGTAATTGTCGGCTAATATCTTATTAGGTGGAAAGTTTTCCATGTAATAACAATGTTAGCGAGCGCGAATACGCCGTGCGCACCGCCTTGCATCATCATGCTCTCCATCGTCGTCTAGGGTGTAGCCGTCACATACCTTGGCGCAGGCTTCACGCTCTAACAGTGCCGCTTCCACTGCACACTGCTGAAGCGCTTGCAGCAGGCTTCTGCTGTTCGGCATCCCCACGTTCTCCATTAACTGTTTGTACCGTTCTTCTGTAAGCATCTCAGTTCCTCGCTAACCATCAAATAAACCGGAGTGCCGTACCCCGCTGGTTGTCTCGATAACCGAGCGCACCCGGTTATTAAAACCGTTATCCACCACGCTTAATTGCTATTTCGTGGATAGTTCCATCTCTGCATACTATCCGGGCACCAAACGTAACGGGCATGTGGTCAATACCCCCACGATCTGCGCATTTTGCTATGCTTGCTTCTATTTCCCAGCCCTCCACACCTACAGCGCATCCGGTGGATAACAAACAAATCAAGCAGACAAAAATAGTCTTAGTCATTTCTCTAACTCCTGTGTGTTGCAGCTTATTAAAGCGTTATTCCTCGTTTGTAGCTGCTTGCGCCTTTTCAAGAGCATCAGCGACAGCCCTTAGCTTATCCGCAGTGAGTGAGACCCCTTCCAAAAGAACCTCAGTAAAGTCTCTATTAGCAACCATGTATCCATCCATCATTCCAGCTTTTGCAAGCTCCGATCTGTATATTTCTATCTTTGTGTTAGGCATAACAATCTCCTCAAGCAGACGGCGCTAGTCATGCGCCTTTTTAAGTTTCAGTGGGCCGCAACTTAGGCCAGCGGTTATATTGCTTCGTGCTGAATAATATCAGCAGTGTTAATCCGTAGCCGTCTGTACCCTTCTTCAGTAGTCATCTCTTCTCCTATCCTTATGCTTTTGCCTCCATCCGTTTCTATTTCAACAAACAGGGGGCTTCTAGGGTCACTATCATCAATAATGATATTAATAGCCATGTTATCTTCGCTGTGGTCGTGCAGCTTACCCTTTACCTCGTTAAGCTGGTTAATAGCTGAGTCCATAATGTCTACTATTTTCTTCATGTTGTGTCTCCGTTAAAGTTGCAAAATAACCATAAGTTCTAGCAGAGCGTTCCACCAATAGCGGCTGTCTCTGCATCCAGCGCGCCAGCTAAACCAAATGTTATGCGTCAATGCGTTCCATCAGATTCCTGCTATAAAAATCATCCCACGTGTCTTTTGAGAAGGCTAGTTTCCCGCATTTTTTCGATTCAGTAATTGCTTCAACATAGCCGCTATCAAATACGGCTGTGATTTTGAACTTTATAGGGTTGTTCGTCCCAACATACCACTCATCTACTGTTGGTCGCATAACAAGTAAATCCAGTTGACGGGTTAAAGTTTTGCGGCTTTCTCAGGCTTCTGAGTGCCGCAACTGATTAAAGCGTTAGTCTGCCTCGCCACTGCCCACATCGCAGCCCGTTACAGGGCCATCACAACTTGCACAACCGGAACCAGAGTCAATGTGTATGCACACGTTGTCAGTATGAAAGCAGCCAGCGCATTGGCATGGTTGTCCTGCATAATCCCCGGTGTGGCATGTCGGCACACTAACCATCAAATCAAGCGGACGCTCGGAAGCATTGGTTGTCTTGTCATCGCTCATCGTGTCGCACCCCTTATTAAAACCGTTATCTTTCAATTCTAACCCCTTGTTTTTCGCACTTTTCAATAATCGAATTTATAAACTGAATAAACTCCTCTGCCTCTTCGCGGTCTTCGCCAATTTCCAGTCCGTCAAAACCAAAGCCTTTTACAATTGGCCGCTCATCTGATGAGTAGTGCTTAATAATAAACTTTTCCATTATATCCACCTCTTAAAGATAACCATAAAATAAACCAGACTGTCTAACCCACTTCGCCTTGTTCTAACCCTCGCGCAGCAGGTTATTAAAGCGTTATGTGGCATACATGTGAACACGGCAGCCGCTCTGATTTGGCTTTCTCTTCATCGGGATTCTGGTCTTATCTTTCAGAATCGTGAACCGTATTAAGCAGGCCTTCATGGTGCGACTGTAGTCAGCGCAGTTGTTGCATGTTTTTCGTATACTCATGGTGATCTCTATCCGTAAATGGAGTGACTGGCCGAACCTAAATTCATTTATAGCTATTGACGCTTCCACCAATAACTAACCAGCCACATAACCAAAAAATAAACCTGAGCGCTTTACCCATTGCGGTAATTTCTACTCCATACCGCGCCAGGTTATTAAAACCGTTATAAGGCACGCCACTGCCCATCTTCCGGCACATTTGCCCCACCAGAGGAAAGGTACTTCACCCATAGCGTTCCATCTTCACACAATGCTATAACTTGCACATGCTCCCCGTGGTTGTGATCACCATGCTGAGCAACGGCCTGCATCCCAATAATCTTTGAGTCTAATGTTTCTTTGCACATATCAACCTCGTCTTATAACAATAAATTTAACTGGAGCGGCCTACCCTTAGCGGCTGGCTCCAGCATCCAGTGCGCCCAGTTAATAGGTCGTTAGCCAGCCAATTCATCTTCTGGGAAGTAATCACCAACAGGCGCTCTTTTATTCCACATTTTTGTGGTTTCAATCTTGGCTCTTTCTATAAATTGTTCGCCATACCTGTAATCAACAAAATCGTCTGCAATTCGCTCCTCTATAGTCATTAGGTCACTAATCTGCACAGAAGAGCTTGCATGGCCGCAGTCACATTCAATCTCATACTGGGTGCCGTCTCCGCTGGGGTAATCAGGCACTTCCCCGCAGAAAGGGCAGGCTAACAAAGCAAATCCAGCTGACCCGCTGCTGTGGTGGTTGTTTTCGGCTTCAGTGCTTTTATCAAAATCTGTCATGGTTTCAAGTCCTGTTGTCTGTTTACGCGGTCAGCTGATATGCAACGCGTTATGTTGCACGTATTTCGCAACTAAAAATCAACGTCTCATAGCACCCATCGCACCTGTATAGGGATTTTCCTGGGGCAATTGGGTTGCGCTCCAAAACCTGTGCAACGTATATATTCCCATCATCGCTGTAGTCCTTTCCGCAATGTGGGCAACATAACACCCCATTCAAGCAGACGGTCTCACCCTCTTCGCTCTTTTCTTCACTCATCACGCCGCTCCTTAATCTAAACGCGTTATCTGCCGTCCAGCAGCTTCTCTTTTATCTTGTCAAAATCGTCTTCTTCGCTGTAGTCCCTGCTGCCACACATACATTCGCGGGCGTAAAGGTGCATCATTCTTTTAAGCAAACGCTGCTCATTGGCAGATAACACCCCATTTAACTCGGAAGCAGCTACCTCTTGCGGCTCTTTCTGCTTCTGCGCTTGCTCTCTATCGTATGCGTTGTGCCCACTCATGTCTCAATCCTCCGCTGCTCCGGTTAATATAAACGCGTTATAAAGCCCTGTTGCACCCGATGCTTCCGTCAGGGCAGTGGTTAGCATCTTCGCAAACTACGCCTACACCGGCAGTGCACCACCCGCTACCATCCTCATGTTCGCAGCCGGATAGTTTGTTCTTGTCTGTCGTGGCTTTATAACCAGCCGGTCTAGCAGACAATGTGCCGCATAGCGGGCAGTCAACTATAGGGCCATTATTATCCATCTCAATTTGTCCTGTATCGTCGCAGTAATCGCACATTGCTCCTAACCTCTTTCGTTAGATGAACGTCGTGTCTAACATTGTAGTACATTACCTCACTACCGTCAAACCGGAGGATTTCTTAGCCTTTTGCATTTGTTGCTCATACTCGTTAATTAACTCCACCCCACTCATCGACTCATACTTTTCGAAGTCTCTTATCACCCACAACCTTACGTTAGTGTGTCTTTTATGAGCCCGGAGAGTCTTGCATTGTGGCATGTCTCTGAGTATCGACCCTACCCTGGTTGGTGTGAACATCCGAGCCTCTGTACTGAGCATGTCACGAGTCTCGTCTATCATTTCAGCAGCACGTAGTACCGATGACATATCAGACGCGGTGAGTAGGTCAGATTGGAAGATTCCTGGGCGCCTGCGTATGAACTCCTCAATGGTAACTTGCATGGGTGATTTAGAATCTTCCTGAATCTGTCTGAGGAACTCAGTCATGGGCGGTGGAGCGCATGGGTCAAATTGATTTAAGTCAACTTGTGTCTTGAGGTAATGTATGCACGCCGCTACCCCCTCACCCTTCATCCATGTCCACCGATCCTTCCAATACTCTAACCACGCCGGCTGCATCTCGTCATACTCGTTACGCATGTTCAGATCAGACCAGACGGCGAAGAACCTTCTACTCACACCAGTCAGACGTAGCGGGAGCCTGCTGTTGGTGGTCATGGAGCAGTTGACTATGTTCCGCACGTTGATCTCTTTAATACCCTTCTGGTTTACTCTCAGAGTGTCTGGTGGGGCTGCTGCGAGGGGTTTCAGTCTGTTCGTAATCGTCTGCGCCTCCTGTCGGCTACCCAATTCTGCTTCATTGATGTGGAGGTGCTTGGTTCCCATGATGTGGGAATTGAAGTCGCGGAGTAGCGACTCACCGTCGATGGTGGTGGAGTTGTCGCCCATAGCCTTGATAAGGGGATAAAGGAGGAAGTCTTTACCACACCCCTCACCCGAACCAAGCATGAGCATGTGATTAATTTTGATGTCTGGATGTATGATTGTAAATGCCATCCAACGGAGCATGTGCCCCCGGTGCTCTGCCCACCCCAGGGCGTCCCAATGGTCAAGCCATCGTTGTACATCTCCCGGTACTCCCTGCAACTCACCACTCGCTGACCATGTGTTGGCATACTTGATACCTCCTTCTTCAAAGATTCGTGGACGCTTGGGTGCGTAGTCTATCTTATCGACTTTTGCAACCATCCCCTCTTGTAGTGCCTCTTTACGGGCCTCAGCATCCTCGTGTGCGAAACTGTTTTGGAAACCTTCAGCGGTGAAGAAGATCCTCTTGCTGAAGCTGTAGAACTGGTTTAACTCCATGATGTAGACCACATCGTTGTAGAAGTTCACCTCTTTGCTTGAGGTGTACCACTGCTCACGCAGGTCACGCAGGATCGGCTTGAAGTCAGCCTTGCTCCAGTGCATGATGTCGCAGACCTGATCATGCCAGTGCTTCTTGTCTAGCGCCGGTAGAGCATCCACCAGTTGCAGTAGGGTTGAGACTGTGGAGCGGGCTTCACTTGATGAGGGGTTGACTGTTCGGAGTTGGTTGAGGAGAACGTCCAGGCCCTCTCCCCCGGATGTTGAGGTCGAGGTATTGGCCCGGCTGCGGGGTACATCATCATTGACGACCCCTCCTCTGAAGTCTGGTTCTCCCGCTTGAACGCCTCCATCATGTGCCGGATGGTTATCTTTCGTCCCAACCTCTTCTCCAGCTCGGTCCACTCCATATAAAAGTTTGTCATCACTACCTCCCGTTGATTCCAACGGTGCTTGCGCCCCGCTGGTTCCAAAGAAATTAACCTCACTAGCGAATGAGTGCATCACGCGCCAGTTAGCAAAACTCGTGCCAAATCCCGGCTGTTGGGCTTCTATGACCTTAAATAGATCACGACCAGTACGATGTTGACAGCTACCATGGTGGCATTTAAACCCAATGCTGCCATCGTCATTGGTGAATATGGCACTGCCAGAATCGTCTTCGCCTGTATGAGCGATAACCCAAGGGCAAGTAATATCAAAACGTCCATCGGAACGTACCTCCTTAACTTTAATAATCTCAGGGATCTGCAGCAGCGGGTGATCAGGTATGTCAGTGGCACCGTCTATCCGTGCCTCACGCCTCGGGGCGTCGAGGTCTACGTGAAAAGGTTGTGCCAGCTGCTCCATGGTTGTTGTTGTGAACGGTTCCCACTTCAGCATCTGACACTTGAAGGGTTGGCCATCTACCATCTTACTGGCCTTGGTGTTGTACCCCTCAGGCAGTCTCACATAGCGCGTGACGCCCTTCATCCCCGGGTCACGGCCGTCCGGCGCCAGACCGTTGGCTACCAGTCCGTCGAGCAGGTTCTCGACTTTGGCACGATCTGTGCATGGCGTGTCGAGTATGTACCCCCACTGCTCAGAGCCGGGTGAGGTTTCAAGTACCCAAGACGGCGAGGGTAATCGTTCCACGTCAGATAGCGAAAGTTTTTCCCTGACGTCATCCAAGACAATGCAGTTGGTATGTCGGAATAATACTTTCCTCCTACGAGCCCGCTTAGTCTCGTATGCGTAGAAGCAAGAGATGGTGAAATACTGGTTACTGTTGCTTTCAAATGAGTAACGTGAGAAGTAGTCTCCCGACCACGCTGCCAGATGTCTTTCGGAGGGTATATTATTTGGGTCATAGGTAAAGTCCGTTACGTGGCACCAAGGTGCATCTGCACCGAAAATAGCGTTGACAAACTCTAAATTACTCGGCATGATACTTGCATCTCTTGTTGTTCCTCCTTAAGCGTCCAACCCCATGGGCGCTTTTTTTTGCCTGGGGTTAACGATTATAGCTTAACCCTGTGATCGTGTCTGGTAATGAGAATCGTTCACGTAATATTCATGCACGTGCTGGATATTGCGATGTTAT